AAGTCAGCAGAAACTGATGCAGAATAAAAGAATTCATGAAAATTTACATCTAACTCTTCATAGGTTAAAGCTGCTCCTTTATTATTTCTTAATGTTATTGCCATGGTTACATATCAAGTTTTACGACTACTGTTGTTTCATTATTATCTGATACAGGAGTTGGTTGTGCCATTTTACCAACAGCAACCAATTCGTTTGCATCATTATATAAACCTACTGTTGTAAAATAAGGATTAAAATAACTTCCTGTAACATTATCTGCTACTGAACCGCTTGTGCTTTTGACCGCAGAAGGATTCAGAGTAAAGTTAAATTCATTTTCCTTTATAGGACAATGGTAGTTATATGTATAAATAGGTTGAGATGCCTGCCAAGATAAACTGCCTGAAAAATAATATGAGTAATATGCTCCAACTGTAGGGTTAGTTATAACTATCATACCGTGTGAGTATATTACATTACCTACTATCCTTTGAGGATTGGATGCCGATAAGATTAAGTTACCGTTTTTATCATCTACCAATACAGTACTATAATCGTCGAATCCGGGTATAACGAATTCTGATTCTAATTCATTAATGTAGTTACCTTCGTTTTCTACATAATCTCCATCTTGCAGTACTTGAGTACCTCCGTAGACTGTATCTATATCATCTTGAAAGCTTTCACTTACATAGTTACCGCTAGCGTCACTTGAGGTAAAAACGTAATTAGAACCTGAAGCAAAGTCTGGAGGTGATAATCTTACACTACCTGGTCTAATATATGTACCGAATAGGTTTTGAGGTATAGAGATTATTGTAAATTCTCCTTGTGCTCTTCTTTGATTTGCAGTATAAGAACTCTGTAAATAATTTTCGAAAGCTGATCCAGATAAAGCATTAGAGCTAGTAGTAGGTAAACCTGCAGCGTTATATCCTGAGTAGTATAGGTGATTAATGCTGTTGTATACTAATCTAGTAGAGTGTTCAAAATTAGTTCCTATCAACCTTTGATCGCTACCGCTAGGAAACCAATCTCCAGAACCTGAAATACCTATATAGGTTTCAACGCCTACTTCATCATGTTGACTTCCACTAACAGTGAAAGACTTATGAGCTACATACGTTGTTAGGTATGAATCTTCTTTTTTTAATTTTTTGTAGGCAGCCATTCATTAATAATCAAGTTTGATTCTTATTAGGGCTTCTTTTGTAAAGTCTTTTAATAGAGGTTTAGAAAGTTTAGCTACACCTAAAAGATCGTTATTATCATTATATAGACCTACAGAAGTAATATAAGCTTGTGGATTGTTTACCATAGCGTTATGTCTCAATTCTCCTGAACCGGTAATGTTAGATGGGTTGTTTGAATAATTAAACTCTCCATTTCTTACCCTAACAAAAACATAGTTAGATGAAATAGTCTCTTCTGAGTTAAGTTTAAAGCTATTTCCTCTATCAATAGCAGCATAAAGGAGAGCATTATTAGCTCCGTTAGAAACTGCTGAACCGGTATCAAAATTAAGAGCCCCTAAATGTACATCTAGTGCTTGTCCGTTTAATAAGATAACACCAATATCTGGTAAAAACTTTCCAAACGAAGCTACATATCCACCTGCTTCGGTAAATCCTGTTCCGCTATCATACGCTACACCATTTGATCCTGTAATGATTTCGTAAACTCGTCCTGCATCATTAAAAGTTACAGTAGAAGTTTGTCCACTATTATCGGTTAAAAATAAGTTTGTAACACCATCGTTTAGTTTTAAGTTAAACGTACCTGGTAAGAGTTTTTCTTTGTATCTAGCTCTATCAATCGTAATAGCATAGAAACCTTTAGTAGAAGTTACATTACCAAACAAAATGTCTCTTTCTTCATCTCCTAATACTAATGTTCTATATTGACCATACACAGTAGAAGAAGGTGACTTACCTGCTACGTTAGAATTATAAACTGTAGAACCTAATCCGTCTTTATCAGCATATGCAATAGAGAACTGTACAGCTGCGTTAGATAAATCAGAACCAGTTTGAAATACATTTAAATAGTAATCTCCGCTAGTTGCAGCTTCTTGTGTTGAAGAAGTTGCATATGTAGCTAATTCGTAAGTGTCTGTTGACCATACGGTAGATGATATAGAATCTGCACTTACTATTACGTCTTCGTTTTCGAATTGTTTAAATGACATCTCTTATTAATTTACTTTAGTTACTGTTATTGGAATTGTAATTCTAGCTCCACTATCTCTACCAATTAGTGTAATAGTACTGGTTAAAGTACTGCTAGAAGATCCATATAACGTGTTAATTGTTGTTCCTGTTAAGTTGATAGAAGTACCGATTACTGTTTTAGATACGTTAGTACCTAAAGAAGTAGTTTCGTTTAATCTTTCAGCCTCTGCTGAGTTTATACCTACACCTGTAAAGTTAGAAAGCAATCTTACGTCTGCTATAGTTGCGGTATAACCACTTGATTCAAATGCTTGTGATGTTCCTAAGAAGTTTAACGTCTGAGGAGTAATGGTTAATGATGCACCTTGCTTTAAAGTAATAGATGCATAACCTGCTTCTAATATAGGAAGCTTTGCTGTACCTCTAGGAAGTGTTGTTAATTTATATTTCATTACTTGAGTTTCGTCTGGAAACGCTTCTAGTAATGGCATGTTTTCGATTGCCTCACCGTAGAATGCAGAACCGGATGGGTGTGATGTATTATACAGAGTATAATCAATCTCATCATCAGCTAAAGCAAACTGGGTAATTCTGAAAGAGCCGTCTCCTCTTGCTAATAGCTCTCTACCTTTCTTGGTTAAGATTGCGTCGACTGTTACGACTGAGTTATTTAAGTATCCCATTTTTCTAACTTTGTTTTATATTATATAAATATCTTGGTTTATTCTTTTTATACTGTACAGACTTTGCTTATTTCGGTTATAAAGCCTCTGTTATTAGTTTTTATTATATTTCTATTGTCTTTTATCCATACTTTTTTATCAGAAACTGCTATTAATCTACTCTTATCTATAGTCAATAATCTAGCCCCTGATGATCTAGTTACTGCGCTTCCTATATCTCCTACTAAATTAACACCGGTTCCTACACCCGCTCCTGTTGAATTATCAAAATTACGTGTAACTGTTAAAGTATAGTGAGGTATGTTATTAGTAGCAACAAACGGAACAACATTTGAAACTAACATATTTTCACTATCACCTGTACCACTATCAGTTACTGTAAGTATATCCCCTGGTTGAGGAGGTAGGTTTTTTATACCTTGTATGTTTATTACTGTATCGGTAGGTATATTATTATTTTGAAATAGAAACCCTACAGTTTGTACAGAAGCTTCCGGAAATTCAGTAGGTCCTTCAAATAATACTTCTTCTAAATCTCTATCACTTAATGATTGAGAACATATAAAATCATCATTTTCATCTGGTCTGTATAATGCAGCTTCTATAGGTTTAGCTGCTACTGCTGGTGATATACCAGAAAAATCATCTTCTCCAGTTTTAGTACCATTGTACCTGGCGTTTATCAGTCCTGTAGATGTATAATTAGAATCTTGAACTGGTGCTAGAGGTGCATAAGGTATTTGATCGTTATAGTAGAGCTCTAAACAAAAGTAATTATTAGTAGAAGGGTTACTATGTAAAAACGATTGATAGTATATCTCTTGAGTAGTATCTGATGTACTTTCTACGAAATGCTCTTCAACTAACCTAACAAATACATTACCTCCTGTAGCAGATCCTGATGCAATAGTATGTCTTAGTGGAGTATAAGTATAATTTATAGTACCGTTAACGTAAATTTGTTGAGCTATAGATGCAGAATAATAAAAATTATTAGCATCATTAAAGTTAATATTATCATCTACTTCTAATATCAAAGAAGAAGTAGCAATTAATTCGTAGTTGTTATCAGTAGCTTGAGGTTTTATAACCGGTATCTGCGGTACTCCTAATGTATCTACTAAGTTAGGCTCTAGAATCATTATATCTAAATCTCTATCATTAAAAAACGATTGCACTTCTGATTTAATAATTTGATTATCTGTTCCACCGTCAGGTACTAAAAAAGTAAAACTACTGGCTGTTATAGGTTGAATATCTTCTAATAATATACTATCAGGATTACTAAAGATTAATTTACCAAATCCAGTTACTGCATCATAATTAGTAGGTTTAACTTGACCGCCTACTCTATCTACATCATACCGTAAGAAAGAAGTTTTAGCATTTTCTGCATTACTTATGATAGCATTATAGTTATTATAGAAAAAAGATTCAGCTAAGTAAGGACTAACACCTACTATTTTATTACTTTGATTAGCCTGTATATCGTTTATTATTACATCGTTAACATCTACAAAAAAGTATCCTACTTTTTCAGTTACAGAGATTACATTAAGTTCAGTTAATTCTCCAGAGCTTGATAAAGGAAGGGATATAGTATCTAGTTCAGCTAATGATAAAGCTATATCGTCACCATCACTATCTACATTAGATATATTTAGAGCTTTAATATGTTGTTTACCGTTGATAGTTTGGTAAAGAACTTTTATTTCGCCTGTTAATGCTCCTTCGTTAGAAAATACTCCTTGACTTGGCATATTATTTTATTATAAATATTTTTATTTAATATTATGAGATAAAATACCTTCAGAAATGTAAGTAGCGGCATTTTCTACTGAAATACTTACTACCTCACCGTTTGAGTATTCTTCTCTTGATATAAATTCTTTTCCTGATAATATATCTCCTTCTACAAGGTTAATTGCATTTTCGAAAGCATTTTTATTATCTACATAAAATCTATGTAGTGGACTACATACGATTTCTTTATCTCCTATGACTACTTTAATTCTTTCAGAATTTGATATTTTTACTTTATTTACATTAGCATTTAATTCTTCTAAAGAATTTTCATGTTTAGTTTTTACTACATCTCCTACTTTTAATTCACCTGCTTTTTTCTGACTACCGTCTCCCATCAAAATTAAGGTATGAGGAGCTACACACAGGGCATTTTGACCTACCGGTAATGTTGCTAATGTAGTTCCTGATCCGGTAGCTTTCAATACAATAGAAGTTAACCTAAAGCTGCTGGTTGAATTTTGTGATACACTAGCATACACTGCGCTATCGTCTCCAGATCCTGATTGTCCGTATACAGTAAGCCAACTAGGATTACCAGTTGTTGTTAAGTACCACGTAGCGTTATTAGGTGTAACGTTTACGTTGAAGGTAAAAGTTTGGCTATAATAAGATAAATTATCACTATCTTGTCCACTAGTTTGAGTCATAGTACCTGATACATTTGAATATGAAACAGTATCTGTTACAGTTGCTCCTTGATTACCTGCTGTATCAAATACAGTAGCTTGTACAGTTATTGTTCCGGCTGATAGGTTATGTTGACTAGAGTATATAGTTTTAGCTTTAGTTTGAGTAAGTGGAGTAGACCAAGAGTTGTTTGTACTTGTATAGGATGCTCCACCCCCTGAAGAGGTAAGGGTATAACTAATAGATCCTGAGTCATTAGCAGGTAGGTTACTTACTAATATATAAAAAGTTCCATTATCGTTAACTGCTTGAGCTGAAGTAAAGCTAGAGTTTGTAAAAAGTACAGAATATCCAGAAGGTGTATTAGTATCTTTTACACTTGCTGTTAATGTATTTCCTGGGGCACCACCTACGCCTGCTAATCCTCCTCTATTACCTGCAGCATCTACTAAAGTTACGTCTAAATGTACTTCAGGTCCATCGGCTAGCGAATTACAATTTATAGTTCCGCTAAAATCTTCCAGTGTTCCTGCAGCTCCTTGTCCTGTAACCGTTCCTGTAGCAGTTGCTTTAGTATTAGGTGCTGATGCTAGTGATGCAGTTACATCATATGTAGTTCCTATTTCAGCATCGAAAATTGTAAATGGAACAGCTCCTGAATTGTTTGTTAATATGCTCTGAGGTATCATACTCCAAGTAGCAGTATAACCTGAAGGAGGTGTATTATCATAATTACTACAGGCTATTTTATTTCCTACAAATCCAACATTACCTCCAGATCCAGAAATACGTAAAGCAAAGGTGTTATTACTGCTATCTTTTGCTAACCACCAGTTTCCTGATCCATTCTTTCCAGTTGCATCGTTTATACCATCAAAAATAAAATCACCTACTCTCGGTATTGCGCTATTTCCATTATGGTAAGCAGTAGTAAAGTTATTGATATTTAAACAAGCAGTTTCAGGTGCAGTTAAGCCGTTAGCTTGGCTAGTAGTAGATAAAGTAAAAGCAGTATATGATGCCCCACTTCCAGCATCTCTAGCTGTAATATCGTAGTTAATTACAGGTACGTTAACTTGTTTAAATATATTAGGTTTATTTAACTCTCCATCAGTAACTTCTATATGACTACCGCTCAATTCACCATTATACATCGGGGATTCATCAGTTATAGGTTTTACTACTGATCCTGTCATGGTATTAATATCTAAGCTATGACTTGTACTATATGCTATACTTGTATCATCATAAACTCCTGCTTGAGAACCTGTCGTAAAAGCTGTATCTATACTAGCAGAGTATTCCGGTCTCGTACCGGTCATATCAGGAGATTTTATTTTAGATCTATCAAGTATATGTGGTTTAATTATAATTCCTGTATCTAGTGTAGCTTTTGCAGGAACAAAATCTTTAATCATCTTAAATAATACATTATCGTAAAATTTAAGTATTCTTATAAAGTCATTTAACTGCGTTCTTTCTACATTATTGTGAAGAGTATTAAAAGCAATTTTATCTAAATCAACATAAGAGCTTTTATTTTCATCTCTAGGATCTCCTATATAGTCGTCTATATTAAATGAATTAGATAAAACAGATAAAATATAATTATTTATGCTAGTGGCAGGTGAGAAACCTACTTCAAGTCTATGTATGTCTTGAGTTCTATCGTTTTCGGTTTTTTGTATAGACTCATCCTCTGTAAGTACTTTTCCTACTGAACCGCTAACTCTAGTTTCAAATCTTACCTTTTCTGATCCGTTTTCATAACCTACAAATTTATTAGAACCTATTATCTGACCGCCATATTCATTTATAGTTAAAAATGAAGAAGGTATACCAAAACAGTTTATGAGAGCTCTAAGTCCTCTTTTAGTTCCTTTAGCTTTCATTAAGAAAGGTAAGTTGTGGTAAATTCTTTTATAGAGTTCTCCTTCGTAGTTTTTTCTCGATAGAGGCTGTGCATCTACAGATACACCAGGAACGGTTGTAAATGTATTTATTACTTCTTCATTACTGCCGCTTTCGTAAGTATCGGCTATCAAATATTTAAATAAATCTTTTTCCCCTTCTTGAGAATTATAAAGCTTTACGCCGAAACCTCTTAAAGTCTCTCTTACTAAATCTTGTGAAATACCAAAATCTAATCTGTTATCATTATCGTATTTATCAGTAACTGCTTTAGTATATATCCAAAGGTTATCGTAATGATGACCTAACATATGAACAAATAATATTGCATTTGAATTATTACTATCTTCTCTAATGTAGCTAGGTAAGGTTGCTGATAGTAAATCGTAATTTGTACTATCATAACTAGAAGCAGAGGTCAATTGCCCAGCATACCAGTTTATAGCTTCAGATGATGTAGAATGGAAATTACTATGTGGTTTACTAGTTGAGCTTTTAGGCCATGTTGAAGAACCACTCTCAAAATATAAAAAGTTTTCATAGTGATCAAAGTTCTTTACAACTCCTTCTATTAACTTTTTATACTTATTTTGACTAGAAGTAATACTTCCTTGGGTAGTAGCGTTTACACTATCTAAGTTTTCTTGATAGTTTTCTATAAGTCTTAACTTATATCTAAAATTCTTTAATCTTTCTTCAGCAGATGAAAAGTGTACAAAGTTTGCATAGTCGCTATGATCTAAGTTTATATCAACGCTTGATTCGTTAAGATAAGAAAATATTTCTTTATTACTATTATTTATATCGTAACTGAATAGTTCATTATAATTAAAGTATCCAGTTGGAGTAATATCGTCAGTGTCTAATTCTATATTAAAATTAGCACCTTTTAATTTAGGAGTAATTTCTTCTTCTTCAGTTATAGTTACATCTACTCTAACTGCTACTGAGTCGCTTAATTTTTCAACTAAATTACCTGTTTGTTTAAGATTGTACTTATTAGGTAGAGGTTCATAGAGTTTAACAGCAATTGTATATTTATCTTCTTTTTCATATAAATCTACGTTAGTAGCTATCAATAGATCATTATCACCTACATTAAAGTATATTTCGTCAAAAAATGAACCACTTTTAAAACGTTCATTTAGGTCTTCAGTAATGTTAATTATAGAGTTATCTGAAAGATCATTAGAGTATAGAAGTATTTCTTTTCTATCACTACTTATACTGTCTATATATAATTCTGCTTTACCTGCTCCTGCTGTATATACATCATCTAAGAAATGAAAGACTGCTTTTACATCAGAATATTCAAAACCAGAATCGGAAGTAAATTCTGATGGATCAAATGATAATGAATCTACTGAGCCTTCATTAGATGATTCTACATCAAAATTTAAATCTACAGCATAATTAGAAAATAAAAGTTCGTTGGAAAGAGAATAGATATGTCCTTCTACATAATTAAGCGCAGAGTTAAATCTCTTACTAATTTGGTAGTTATCTATTAAATTCAAATCATTAGCAGAAATAACTTCGTTTTCTGGTATAGAATTTAAATTCTCATCTAATATGGTATATTTTACTTCTGACATGTTATTTTATTAACCTATATCCTACTTTATCTTCTCTATCTTTATTCTTATACGTAATTACTCTTACTTTAACTCTACCTTTAAAGTTACCTTGCTGCTCTATAGCAGATACTATATCTTTAGCTTTATAACCTGCTTGATTAAGTTCTGCTATGATAAAGTCTAACGATAGGTCAGCAGCTTGTTGTTCACTTTGTGGTATAAAATAAGTCCACTGTTGAGTATAAGTCCTTCTTCTATTCCATGAATTATTAGCTTCTGATTTACCGGATGCAAATAACCAAAAGTACCTTCCTCCCCATGCTCTGTAGCTCATACTCCTATGTTTATAGTGTACAAATGAACCATAGAGCTTTTTCTCTATTACCCTTTTTGCATACCATAGTTGTGATTTTTTCTTTCCTAATGCATCAAGTATTTCTGCTACATCTTTAGAAGATTGTGCTGATGCTGCAGATTCAGCTGCTGCTTTTGCTGCTGCTTCTTTTGCTTTTTTAGCTGCTTCTTCTGATGCTTTATTAGCTTGTTCAGTAGCTCTGTTAGCTAAAGTGTTTGCTTGTTCTAGAGTTGATATAGTAGCGTTTGCTGCTTCTAACTGGCTTCTCAATAACTGCATTTGTTCAGCATCGGCAAAGTTAAGCTCTCCTCCTCCTGCTAGTTGAGTTTCTAATTCTAATATACGTCTGTTATTTTCTAATAACTGACCTCTTAAAGAAGCAACTTCATCAAGCAAAGGTTGTATACTTTCTAATTGACTATCTACTTTATATAACTCTGAGCTTCTTTCTACTAAGTATTGATGGGAATTATCTTCTCCTTCTATAGGTATAATAGCATATAATTTATCATATAACCTAAATAGCTCTTCTACAGTATCAGGGTCGATAACTGGAGGTAATTCTCTAAAGTGTTTAAACTTATTGTCAATTACCTGGTTAAAGCTTTCTCGGTCAAAAACAGTCTTTTTTATTTGTACCTTTCTAGCCATTTCTTACTACCTTGAATATTTGATTAGAATCTACTATAGAAGTAGAACCATCAATCTCAGTTTTAATTAATAATCTATAATATCTTTCAGGCTGCAATCCATCCATATAAACATCAAAATAGTTTGAGGTATTGTCAGCACTTATTTTAGTATATGTTGTATCGAAATCAAATATCATTTCTTCAGTATTTTCATCTCTTATTCCCCAATAAGAAGCAGAAGGTAGTAAATGATTAGTTAAATAAACTGATGAAGTAGTAAACGTTCTTGTAGGGTATTTAGGTCTAGAATGTATTCTAAATCTCTGTTTACCTTCATCTGTGTAAGTACCTTTATTGTTTTTTATACTTATGACTACTTCTGGATCAGTTACTTCTTCTAAATTTGATGAATGTATGTAATCGTTCCATTTTATATCCAAACATGGAGGGTATATAGTATTGGTATCGTTACCGTAGTATTTTAATCTTACAGAAGCAGATACGTTAAACTCTAAACTATCGGGAAGTTTTAATATTAATCCATTGTTAGGTATACTACCACTGTAGTGTTTTAAAGTTATAGGAGTAACATCTATATCTAAATCGTAGCTTGAATTCTTATTAAATGATTGAGACATTTCTAATGTACCGTCAGCAGAACCTGTAAACCATACGCCACCGCCTTTCAATGCTGTCTCAAAAGAAGCAGTAGTGAAGTTAGCAAAGCTACTAGTTGTCCAATGATTACTAGCGCCTGCTTCTCTATATTGCCAGCTACACCCTGTTTTATTGTCGGGTACATCACCAAATTTACCAGTTCCTTCATCCCATGATTCAGCTAAAGGATAACATTTTACATCGAACTCAATAGGTAGTTCTGCAGCGTAACTTAAGTACATATTTAAATTAGTTTTTACTGCACCACCGCCTGCTTTATTATCTAGCACATCAGTAAGTTCGTTACTATCAAACTGAATAAAGGTACGAGCTGTTTGTCCTCCACCAGAAGTATTATACCCGCCTACTTCTAAAAGCTCATCTCTTCCAGTATTAGCAAGAGGCTTTTCAGTATAGACGAAACTGTCTTTTGAACTAAATAATTTATATATTGCCATCTTATAATGTTGTTATTCTTCCTTGTATATCTGTATTAGGATATTTTACTTCAAATATCATAGGATCTAATGATGGATATACTATGTTGTTTTTTGTTGCTCCTTGAATATCATAATCGAATTCAGAATAGTTTTCACCTACTATGCTTTCAATTTTAATGTTTTGTACTGTTTGGACTCCTTTTACTTTATCTAATAAGGTATAGATAGAAGAAAGGTTTATAGGTTGATTTATAGACCATTTTTTAATATTAAAATAATCTTTTAACGTTTCAGTACATGAAAATAATACTTCTCTTGAGTTATAGCTAGGTAAAGTAATGATATCAAACTTTACACCAATATTAATTACGTATGCATCTTTAATAGTACATCCATCGGTCAAAGCTTTAAACTCTCCAATATAAGTCTTAAGATTTGTCTTCAACTCAGGAGCTGCTTTAACTAGTTTTGAGTTGTTATCATACGCTAATACGTATAAGCAAACTCCGAGAGGATTATATATATTTGTATCTGCTGTTGGAATGTCAGCATCTGTGGTTACAAACGTTTTAGCGATTGAACCTAATGTAGAAGGCATTGCTAAAGCTCTAAATGCATAATCTTCTTTTGTAACTATTCTACCCTGCTCTTTGAAAGATCTCAGTGAATTCTGTCTAATTTCTTCAGTAGTGTCTTTATCTTTACCTCCAGATGCTGGTAAAGGATTACTAAGGGATATAGTACCTAGGTATGAATTATCAACTGCTGTTGCATTATAGTTTCCACCGCTAACGGTTAGTGCTGCTATATTAGATTCTATACCCCCTCCTGTTAAGTATCTGATAGTTAAAGTTGTATTAGAAGGTGCGTTTCCGTATGCTGAGCTGAATAGAAAGTTAGAAGGATCAAATGCATGATCTGCTCTTCTTATACCTTGATTTGTTCCTGATCCTATATTTAGAGGGTTAGGTAAAAATACATCGTCGTCAGAAGAAGATGTTCCTGCACCAAACTGTACTTCTAACTGTCCTGCAGAGTTAAATCTGGTTACAAATCTATTAGGAGCAGAAGTAGCTGTAAGTAGGTAAGGTACTTCGTTTGAATTATCACCTGTATTAATAGCTTCTGTAAAGATAGTGTCTTGTCCTAGGAAAGGAACCTCATAAAATGTATTTCCGTCACTATCTACTATATCCAATACCCCTATAATATTTGTATCTTCTATAGTGATAGTTAAGAATTTTTCACTTGAACCTACTGCTTCAGTAAATGTATTAATTTTACCTGATTGTGCTTTTACAGTTTTAGTTAGATTATATTCGGCAGGTTCTCCATCGCTATCTAAACTATGTATACTAATTTCAGTAGGATGGTAAGAGCTAGAAAAAGTAAAGTCTATAGGTGTGTCTACTATAAATTCTTGATTACCTGCTGTTATTTGAGCATTACTCTCTATTTTCGCTGCTTGTTTAAAGTTAGGAAGAAAATCAGAACCTGTTGCTGCAACTCTCATATTAACTTCTATATCAACTGAAGCTGCTGTGGTCATTCTAGGTCTATAACCCATCATGTAAGCCATAGAGAATAAGTTTCCAGGGTCTTGAGCATACTGCAAAAATGTTTCTTGTATTTGACTATCTTGATAAAAAGATAATAAATCACCTACATACGCTGCTTGCTCTATAAACATCATACCAGGTGATGTAGCTGAGAAGTCGTTATATGTATCTGGGAAGTAATTTTTAGATAACTCTACTAGTTGATTTCTCAGAGAAGGAAAATCTTTATCTGTATATTGTATTTTTATTTCTTTAGCCATTATTCAAAATTTATATTTATTTCATCTTCTACTAAAGTATCTCTTACTTTAAAGTTGATTGAAACATTAATCAAGTTAGTATCCGTATCTCCTTCTACATTAACATTAGTTATCTGTAACGAAGGAAAATAGATCTCTAAATCTGACTGTATGCGAAATTCTAGCTCATTTAAAGTACCTAAGTTAATATTCTGAAATAATTCGTTTCTAAGTCCAGAACCAAAGTTAGGTTTCATAAATCTTTCACCTCTTCCTGTCAAAAGATAATTGATAATATTAGACTTTAAAGCTTCTTTAGTTTCAAAAGTTTGATTAAATACTGCTTTGCCAGAAAAAGGTATAGAAACTCCTACTGCTTTTCTAGGCTGTCTATCTATCGGGTTTATCTTTTTTACTTCAAAAGGCATATTATCCTAATTGTGTCTGTTTTTTATTAGAAGCATCTAATACTTGCTTTGCTTTATTTACAAAATCTAAACTAGAAATATCTATTCCTGGTTGATTACCGGCATTCATACTCATTTGGTTAGCCATAGTAGATGCCATGTTCGGCATACCTGTAACCATATCTGAAGTACCTGAAAATACATTTTTGTATTCCTCGTTAGTCATATTATTTTTAGTCATCTGTAACATATCCTCTATTGATGCTTTACCAGCAACAGGATTAGTCGGTGATGGCGTAGGTTTTTTAACCTCTACTTGTTTATGTTCTACAACTGGTGCAGAAGCATGTTTTACTGCTTCGTTAAGGATATCCTGTAACTCTTCCTTAACAGCAGATCTAACCTCTTCTCGTATAATTTTACGTAATTGATTTAGTTTCATATTAATAAATAGTTAAGTTATGGAAGTTGATTGTTAATTCTAAATTTAATTTCATCAATTAGTACTCTTGTAGAAGAGCTAAACGATGATGGTCCTCTCATTACTACAACTCCATTAGCATTTTCAACTTGAGCGAACCTCTTTTTTGCAAATCCAGGAGAGTTTTTATCTTCTTGGATTGTTATTGCATAATCTTTATAAAAATATCTACCTCCGTCATCGGTACCTAGACCTGCATTTGATGGTAAATTTTCTATTAAGTTTAACACATCTTCTTTTTGATCTTGTGGTAATTTGTCTACACATTCAAAAAGTTTTAAATCGATACTTTTAAGCTTATCTTTTACCGGATCTAATCCGTCAAAGCTGATATCGGTTAAGTCTTTAATAGCTGCTGCGTCTTTTTCTAATAAGTCTACTATTTGACATGCTAGATTAAGTAGTTGAGCGAATCTATTTTGAGCTCCTGTTGTAACTGAGAATATTAATCCACCGGAAGGTCCTGGGGGTAACCCGGTTGCTGTAAGTAAAGGCATTTGTTCTAAAACTAATACTGTAGCTTTTGCTGCTTTTATAGGAGGATCTAATTGATTAGCAAAATTCTTTACAGGTCCTATTTTTGCCTCCAAGCCATTTATCATATTTAATAGATTGTCTCTAACCGCTAGTAGTTTTTTTAACTCTTCTACAGGGGGACATGTCTGCCCCATTGTCTTTTCGATAATTTTATTTACTTCTTCGTAAACTTTAGCTACAACAAAAGCCTCTAATTTACCTAGATATTGGGCGATAAACGCCGCAAGATTTGATGGAGGTATACTACACGGCATTATTCTATATATAATTTTTTAGATTTAAGGTTACTATTCCCTTTAGGGTTAAGTTGCCTTTTTAATTGTCTTAAAACTCTCTTTGAAGAGTTACCTCTTAGATTTATAGTAGGTATTGCATCACCTTTTATTGTTTTAGCTTTACCCATAGCTTTAGCTATACTTATGAGTTGATCTAAAACGTCTTGCATAAAAGCTTCCATTCTATGTCCTAGTACAGCTGGTTGCTTATTAGCTCCTCTATTAGTTCTTGCAGCAACTCCTAAGTATATTTTATCAGCATCAAGACACATATACTCGTCTCCATCGATATTTACTGTACTAGAGTTTAAACCTATAGATGAAAGACTGGATAGTAGTAAGGAGTCTTGTTTAGCATTTATAGTTACTTTATTACTATTTAAAACTAGTTGGGCTCCTTGATAGCTACTAGGAGTCTCTGGTTCAGAATCATAAGATTCTCTTTTTTCGTTAGCTAAAGTTAAAGGTATAGTATGATTAGATGTTAAAAATATAGACGTATGATCTTCGTTAACATCTTCAAAAATATTATGGAACCCATCTTCTACTTCTTTTTGACCGTTTCTTAGTATAGTAATAGGACTGTTTTTATTAGAATTATCTGTCCAAGGACTCTTTTCACTTAATCCTCCTGAGAATCTAAAAGATTGTCCTAACCTACCTTGTAGTATTAAATCACCAGGTAAAGGTTGTAATGGTGCTATAGTTTCTTGTTCATCTATTCCTTCTCCTATATCTACCTTAGCTTTTTTAGTGTCTACTGGTAAGGCATTATGGTGAATGTGATTATAAACAGAATATACAGTTGTATAGTAGGACCTAAGATTAGATGAGATATCTTCTCCAGAGTTACTAGGTCCTTTTTCTATGTATACTACTTCGTTTTTTAAAGGAAATAAGTTAAAGTTTCTATTAGAAGGATAAGCTATACCGCTATATTGATCGTATTCGTCTTTTTCAATAGTGCTTTTTCCACCTAGTATTCTATATTTGATCATACCGATACATTCTGATTTACCAAAAAAATCAAAATCAGGGTGGCTATCGTCTAGTATTACATCAATAACTCTTGCTACTTTAACGTCAGAGGACGATATATCGATATCAGTTGTTGTCGGCCTAACAACCTGGTCTAGTAGTATACTCATAATTACTCTTCGTTATCAGTTTCTTCTGATGCTTTATTTACTTCTTCTTTAGTTTCTTCTGATTCTTCAAGTAAATCAGCTAATTCAGATAGGTCAAACATTTCACCGTCTCCACCTTTAGCAGATATAGCTTCTAATCTTTGTATTACTTGAGCTAGTTTAATAAGGTGTTCATCGTTTTTCACACCTATTTCCATATACTCTTTAATCATAGGTACTATCAGAGTAGCATCTCCTATGTTCTCAATTAGAGGTTTTAGTTCGCCAATCAGTGCTTTTACTTGTCCTTTTGTTTCTTTAGAGTTATCGTAAATTTCACCAAATAGATCAGATAAAGATTTACCTTTAAATATTTCTTTATTACTATCCATAATAGGTCTTTTACTTATAAATAGATTTAAAGTGCCTTTGTGCGAATAAGACCTTGGGTGTTATACTGATTAAAAGATAAATAAAACTCTTCTTTAAGTTTATTTACTACTTTTGTTAAATGAGGAGTTTCACAATCAGTCATTTCTCTGATGTATATATACAAAGCTTTTTTCTTAAATATATCTAAATCCTGTCTAGTTTTAAATATAGTAAGTATTGCATCTGCTATTTTTCTTTCACTTTCTTTAGGAAATAATTCTTCTAGTATTTCATACATTTCATCAACGTATCTATCTAAAAACTCTCCTAAGGTAATAGAACCTTCTTCGTCTATATCAAATTTAGATTCGTATCCATCATACATTTCGTCAAAAGAACCTACTTTCTTAAGACTTTTGTAGTTCTTATTGTTGTAGTTTATTAACCATCTTTTAACTATAGTACCAAAATACGAATAAGCTTTAGCGCCATTAGTAGGATCAAACTTCATTATCTTTTCCTCTAAAAGCATAGATACTATTTCAAGTTTTAAATCCTCTATCTTATCAACATCGGTATAGTAAAACTTAAATGTATGTATAATATTTTCTGCTAACTTATAAAAAGGGTAGTAGATGTGTGCTGTAAAGATACTGTTTCTGTATTCAGTATCTGTTGAAATGTTATATTTAACTATATACTCTTCTGTTTCTTTAGTAAAGTAATTAGCTTTGCTCTTCTTTCGTGCCATAATTCT